AGGAAACTTGCAGCCTCGATTGCCGAATTCGGATTCAATAAGCCCATCGTTGTCGATAAAAAATTTGTAATCATCGCCGGTCACGGCGCGCTCGAGGCGGCCCGCTTTTTAAAACGGCGGACCGTTCCTATTTTCGTAGCGACACATCTCTCACCGTCACAGGTTGCGGCTTACCGAATTGCTGACAACCGCCTAGCGGAAGAATCGACCTGGGCGGACGATCTCCTCAAGGTGGAACTCGCTGACCTGAAACATGCGGGTTACGATCTGGCGAACACCGGCCTGGAGAAAAGCGAGATTGATGACCTACTGGCGGATGTACAGCCAGAGGCGACAGAAGAGGGACAAGAGGAGAGCGCGCCCGAACCTTACTCTATCCCCATCAGTCGTCCTGGCGACCTGTGGACCCTGGGGAAACACCGGCTCATGTGTGGCGATTGCGTCAGTGATACCACGCTTTTCAAGCGGCTCACGCAAGGTACGCACGTCACGATGGTCTACACTGATCCGCCTTATGGCGTCGAGATTGTTCAGCAAACTGGATTAACGACCTCCATTTCAGACAAGTTCGGCCCTGGTTTGATGAAGGGCAAGGTCGGCGGCGACAAAGCGTTCGGCACGACGCGCGGAAAATCTGACGCGGGCGCGGGCTTCGGAGATCTCGCTCAACGCGTGCGCGGCAAGGTCGGTGGAATTCACAAAGGCATGAAAGCGAAGCCCATCATTGCGGCGAACACTTACGAACCTATCGAGGGTGATGACACAACCGAGGCGGCGCGCGCAGCTTACAAAGTCGTCGCTTCCCTCAAACCGCGCCCGGTCATGATCTTTTGGGGAGGCAATTATTATGCTGACGCCCTCCCCCCGTCATCCTGTTGGATTGTCTGGGACAAAAATAACGGCGCCTCGTTCTTTGCTGACGCTGAGCTTGCCTGGACCAATCTGAAAACGTCCGTCCGTATTTTCCAGCACACCTGGAACGGTTTGATTAAAGCCAGTGAGCGCGGCGAGAAACGCGTTCACCCCACGCAGAAACCCATCGCCCTGGCCGAGTGGTGTTTCGACAAGTACGGGCAGGCGAACGACGTCGTCCTGGACCTGTTTGGAGGCTCTGGCTCAACCCTCATGGCGGGGGAAAAAATGGATAGGGTTTGCTTTGTTGCGGAGAAAGTTCCGAACTATGCCGACGTGATTATCAGGCGCTGGCAAAAACAGACTGGCGGCGACGCACTCTTGAAAGCTGAGAACCTCACATGGAACGAAGCGAAAAAACAAAGACGCCCCAAGAAGTGACCTGGTATAGATACGCCTGGAACCGCATGGGGCGTAAAGATCAGCTTTGCAGAGTTCTCGCGCGGGGGAAAATGAACTCATGCGCGGTTGAATTTAGGGACGGACACCGGGCAATCACAAGCCGGTCCGCATTGAGGCGCGTTCGGTGAAATGTGACCACGGCGAATTCTGTGATCTAGCGGTCGGCTGGCTCAATTCAAGGTGCAATATCGCGCTGTCAGGAATCTCGTCAACGCGGGAAATTCCCGACGCCATTGGTTGGTCGACCGGAGGCAGGATGTACGGCTCTATCGTTGTCGAATGCAAAGTATCGCTTTCAGATTTCCATGCGAACAAGTTTAAAGATCACGGCAACCGCCTGGGTAACTGGCGGTTTTTCCTGACGCCCAGGGGCATGGTCACGCCTGAAAAGGTTGAGGCTCTCTATCCAGGACATGGGTTACTGCAACCCTCGGGAAGAGGGCTGCGGATGATTAAAGCGGCTGAGCATCGCGCGGCCTCTGACTTTGTCCAGGAGATTCGCTTGCTGCAATTTGCTTTACTTCACGCCAAAGAAAATTTGTTACATTCCGGCGCCACGGTCGATATGAGCACACTGACTAAACACCCGCTCACGAATCTCAAGAATGCTGGCTGGCCGAGGGACCGCAGCTTTTGCTTGGGAGTGAGCTATCCGATTCCACACTTCACTTTTAATAACGGAGAGTCAAAATGAGGCCAGATACAATCGGTCGTGAGATCAGAACGGAATGGGCTGATCTCGATAAGATCAACATGGGCAACTCGCTTGCCCTCATGCTCGTTGAACTCGATAGGATTCAGACGGAAAAAAAGGTCGCGGACAGCGAGTACAACAAGAAAATCACAACCATAAAAGCTGAGACCGGCGCGCTCTCACGCAAAATGGAAAAGGGTTACGCGATTGAAACGATCACCTGTGACATTCGCTATAACGACCCAACCCCAGGCCAAAAATCGTTTTACCGCATGGACACGAGTGCGTGCGTTGTTACCGAGGAGATGACTTGGGAAGAAAAACAGGAAGAATTACAGTTTAATATTCCTAAAGACACGCCCCAGGGAGACGATGCTGAGAGCCAGGTCGGCAAAGTGGATGAATCTTTATGCCCCTGTCACAACGTTCTCAAGGCCAATTGCCCTGATAATTACCCAGGCGCCAAGTCAAAGAAAAAAGGGAAAGGGAATTAAGGGCAAGGGCGCGAAACGACACGACATGACGACATGACATGGCGACCGTCTCACTTCACAAACTCGCGGAAGTTCTCAAAATTGACCCGCGACACGTTCAGCGGCTTGTCAGCCAGGGAGTACTTCAGCGGCCTAAAACGCGCGGCGAGTACGATCTCGGGCGGAACATGGCGGCGTTTATTGCTTACAAGCAAGAGCGCGAGACTCTGGACGGGGACCCTGAAAAGGAACGCGTTGAGGATGACGAACTCCGCAAAACAAGGCTGCGCCATCTCACCGCCCAGGCTGATATGGCCGAGCTCGAGCTTGACCGCGAACGCGGACTCGTCATTCCTCTCACAGTTTATGAAACGGAAAACACCGCGCGAATCATCGCAACGAAACAGCGTATCCTGCAGATCCCCGCACGGTGGGCTGCTCAACTTGAATTTTTGGACCGCTACGCGATCAGGGAAAAACTTATCGTTGCGGCCCATGAACTCTTAGAGACGCTTCATGGCAACCACGACAGCCCTATCACCGGCAACGGCAACGGCTCTAAGCCTGGTCAATCACCGCCTGAACCTCCTGTGGCGCCCGCCCCAGAGGATGCTGCCGAGCCAGTGGGCGCAGAAAAACATCGTTCTGAGTCAGGAACGAAGCGCAAGACCAGGCCCGCTAAGGCTCGAAAAATTTCAGATCGAACCCCTTGACACTTTCATTACCGAGCCTTTGTGTCGACGCATCATCTGGCTCAAGAGCACACAGATCGGGTATTCCGAAATGTTGAATAGTCTTATCGGCTATTTCATTGACCAAGACCCGCGCCCGCAGCTGCTGGTGCAACCAACAGAGAACGCGGCAAAGAATTACAGCAAAAAACGCATTGCCCCGATGATCGAGCACACGAAGGTCCTGCGCGAGAAAGTTAAGGAATCAGTGTCACGCCAGGCGGGCAATACGATGCTGCTGAAGGAATATCCGGGCGGCTTTCTCAGGATCACCGGCGCGAACTCTCCGACCGGCTTGCGTTCCGACCCGGTCGCAATCGTTGAACTGGATGAGGTTGACGCTTACGAGTTAGACATCGGTGGCGAGGGTGACCCGATAGAAATTGCTGAACGTCGTACAGACACCTTTGACGACGCGCGCATTGCCATGGGTTCAACCCCCGCGCGTGAGCAAGGGTTTTCAAGAATCGAGGATGAATATCTCGCCTCATCCCAGGGCGTCTTTAACATTCCATGCCCATTTTGCGGTTTCATGCAGCCCCTGGTATGGCGCGACGAGGCCATGGCCTACCGGCTGAAGTTTGAAAAGAATGCCGGCCAGGTCGTGCCGGGCTCTGTGCATTACATTTGTGCGAAGTGCAGCAAAGGCATAGATGAGAAATTTAAACAGAGCATGATCGACGCTGGTCAGTGGTATCACAAATTCCCCGAGCGAAAAGAGGTCCGAGGCTTTTATATCAATGCCCTATACGCGCCCTGGAAGCCTGTCTGGGAAAAGATGGCGCAGAAATGGGTGAGCAGTTATCAGAACCCGGAAAAGCTCAAGACGTTCCTAAACACCATGCTCGGTCAGACCTGGAACGGCGGCGCCGATGACAATTTCAAGCCCGCATCGGTCCGCAACCGCTGCGAGAAATATGAAGCCGATGTTCCTGACGGCGTAGGCGTCCTGGTTGCGGCAGCTGATATCCAGGGCGACCGCATTGAGGTACAAGTTGTCGGCTTTGGGGTTGGGGAGGAAGCCTGGCTCATTCAACATGACATGTTTTATGGAGATCCTAGTACGAGCGTGAAAAATTCCACGACCGGCAATAGCGTGTGGGACGACCTCGACGATTTTCTCTTGCGTGAGTGGTCCTTACCGAACGGCCTGGCCCTGCGGCCCGCGATCACGTTCATTGACTCCGGAGACTCAACCGATGCGGTCTATGATTTTGTACTCCCGCGTCAGGGCAGCGCGCGGCGCGTGTTCGCTTGCAAGGGCTTTGAATTCCTCCCGCGCCCTGGTCTGATCATGGAGGGCAGCGGCAAGCGCGCGCACGTACGTCTTTTCAATGTGAGCGGCACCGCGGCGAAGGACCGGCTTTACGCCCGATTGAAGATTGCGAAGGTCGGCGCCGAGTATATTCACTTTCCCGTCGAGACGCCTTCGGGATATGCAACCACCGAGGAATACTTTGACCAGCTTTTCAGTGAAAAGAAGATCACGGTCAGAGATGGGCGGACACGCGGCCTGAGGAAGATCTATGTTAAGCAGCACACCCGCAACGAGGCCCTCGACATGTGGGTGTATTCTCTGGGCGCGCTGAAGGCTCTTGAGATCATGGACCCGTCATACCGCAACCTGACGGCGTGCGTCGAAAAGAACCGTCAGGGCGTCAAGCATGTTGCTGTGAGGCGCGTCAGACGCGTCCGGTCAGCCGGTCAGCGTTTACCTTAATCCTCATGCGCTGGAACAAGTAACCCATCCGAGTTACTCTTGTTATCTTGTTGGCTGACGCCCCTGGGCATACATTCATCTCATGTCAACGCTATATATCCTTCGCGGTTTAGATCAGAGCGGCAAAGAGTTCTTTTACACAGGCAAGGCTGGTGATGCCTGGGTATCTCAGAATAAGACTGACGCCTTTTCATACAGCCGAGAGGGCGCGATTCGCAAGGCGCTGACTTTCAATAAACTCAGCATGGCCGTGAGGTTCACGGCGTACTTTGTAGTGTCTGACTAGGTTACTTTCGTTATCTAGGCACAGCACGCCCCTGGGCGTACGATTACAACATGAAAACACAATCAAAAACCGACGCGAATCAGGCGTACAAGACGGCAACGGCGGAAGTTAAAACCCTCATGTTCAGGTTGCAGCAGCACATTGCACAGCATGAACTCAAGCAAGAGAAAAACCCCGGAAATTGGGGGTTCGTCGGTGACATGAACCATTACGCTGAGATTCTCAAAAATGAAATTCTGGAGGTTAAGTAGTCATGAAAAACAACACGCCCGCCGACCAAGGAATACGCGCAGCAATTGCTGAGAATAATCAACGCGCCCTCACCAAAGCTGAACCCCGTTTGAATCAGACCCTGGGCGGGCGCCTGGGCGGTCTTATTGTTGAGTTTGCATACCTGAGCGCTGCTGAGAAAGTGCAAGCCCTAAAAGACCTTGACGCAACCACAGACCATGCCTGGGCGGGCGCGGCGGATGAGGCACGGTCTTTGCTGTTTGACTTTTCGACCGGGCGTATCCCTAAGTAACGTTACTTTGGAGCTAGTACTATAGTGATCTTCACGGGTGACGCCCAGGGCTGTAATATAGCCTCATGATCAACGGAGGCAATATGGAAAGCTCAAATTACAAAACCTTCCCGCAAGAGTTCTCAGTCGAACTTGATAACAACAGTTTCGCCCTGGCTCTTGAGGGTTATTACGAATCGAACCCTTTAGACAAGCGGCGTTATTATGAAATGGACCTCAGCACGCGCATGGCGATCTCAGCTGAGGCGTCGAGGCGCAAGGCAGCGGCTCAGGCATAAGGAGAGAGTCATGGTGGAGATGATTTCCCGCAAACGTGACGGGCGTAATCAATACGACTTTAGCTGTGTGAAATGCGGCGCAGCCTGTGAGATCGGCGCGCCCAGAGATTATAAGGCCCTCATCGAATGCCCGGAAAAATGCGGCGCGCTCTATATTCAGATCAGGCAGCGCGGCTTTTACGGTCGGCACGTGCTCACGCCGGTTCGAGGGCAGCAGGTCAGCAAATAAATAACGGCGCCCTCGCAGGCGCCGTCATCCTCAGGAGAAAAAACCAGTGTCAGCCTTACAAATTGAATCTATCACTTCTCACGGCGGCGCGATTTTAATTTTCCATTGCGCCCACTGCAAGACTGTCACCTTCATCCTGGATGAGAAAAACGCACCGGGAAGCCCGCCTGTAGAATTTCGCCTTTGCCCTGACGTAGTTGAGCACAATTTCACACCCATCGCTAACCCCATACGCTGGAAGAGGTTAGTCGGCTTATTCCAGAGAATGTTGAACCTCTCTTAAAACTTTTCCTTGACTGTCTCGCGCTCGCGCGATATTTAGCACGGCGTGGCGGGAATCTCTCTAACCCAAGCTCAAGAGCAATTAGAAAACTACCGTTTAGCCATCGCGGCGGTCACTACCGGCAACCAGTCTTACACCATTGCGGGTCTTGACGGCTCACGCACCTTCACAAAAGCGGACCTCAAACTTCTTGAAGATGGCCTGGATAAGTGGGAACGCAAGGTCCAGGAACTTTCCAGCCCGAGCGGGCGCGGCGCCAGGATGCGGAGGGTCATTCCTTTATGAGCAGGCGCGTATTGCGGCCTATCAAGGCGAACCCGCTCGACAAGGTCATTGAGGCCGTGGCGCCTCAGTGGGCAGCAAAGCGATTGCGCGCACGCGCGCCCATGTCAGTCGCTGGCGGTTATATCGGCGCCCGCCGTGACCGCAAGGCGACCGAGGCCTGGAGTGTGGCTTTAAATTCGCCTGACGCGGACGCCATACCAGATCTCGCTTTGTTGAGAACCCGAAGCCGTGACCTCGCCCGGAATGCTCCTATCGCTGGTGGCGCCGTTCTCACGGTGGTCAGCAACGTCGTGGGTTCTGGGTTGTGCCTGAGGTCACGGCCAGACGGTAAGACGCTCAAAAAGAGCGACGCCCAGGTAGAGGTCCTGAAAGATCAGATCGAGCGCGAGTGGCGATTCTTTGCCGACTCTCGCGAGTGCGACCTCACCGGCCACAATAATTTTTATCAGCTGCAAGCCCTCGCATTCCGCAGCATTCTGGAATCGGGGGACCTCATCACCATCCTGCCGATGATCTTGACCGACCGCGCTGTCTACCAGACGCGGTTGCAGCTAATCGAGGCGGACCGGCTTGACAATCCTCAGGGCAAGCGTGACCAGGAAGGCGTTCTCATCGCGGGCGTTCAGTATGCCGCAGACGGCGCGCCTCCGAGCGTGACCGGCAAGCCTCAAGGTTACTGGATTCGCCGTTATCATCCGGGGTCGATAAATGGACGCACGAGCACAGAGGCAGACTTTTACCCGATCTATGGCTCACGCACGCAGCGGCAAAATATAATTCACACCTTCGACCGCACGCGTCCAGGGCAATCAAGGGGTATCCCTTACCTGGCTCCTGTCATTGAACCATTGAAGCAACTCGACCGCTATGCCGAGGCTGAGATCATGGCGGCGGTTGTAAATGCCATGTTCGCTGTGTTCATCAAGACCGAGAGCAAAGAAGGTTTCACGACCAGCGACGATGAGCTCACCGAGATCGTGGGCGATAAGAAGAATTCGGACATCGCGATTGGCAGCGGCACAATCGTTGACCTGGCTGATGGTGAAGAGCCTGTACCGTTCCAGCCGACGCGGCCTAATTCGCAATTCGACCCGTTTGTCGAGGCGATCCTGAGGCAGGTTGGCGTGACCCTTGGCTTACCGTTCGAAGTGCTGGTGAAACATTTCACAGCGTCTTACAGCGCGGCTCGCGCGGCTCTGTTGGAAGCCTGGCGGTTCTTTAAGAACCGGCGCTCGTTCATGTCCTCGCAATGGTGTGACCCGATTTTTGAAACCTGGATGTGGGAAGCGGTTTCCTCAGGGCGCATCGATGCCCCAGGTTTTTTTGCGGACCCGGCAATTCGTATGGCCTATCTGCGCTGTGACTGGATTGGAGATGCCCAGGGCAGTATCGACCCGAACAAAGACGTCGAGGCGGCTATTGCGCGTATGGGCGCCAGGCTGTCAACGCTTGAGCAGGAAACCCTGGAAATTAACGGTACGGATTGGGCTGAGAACCATACGCAGATCGTCAAGGAGCAGACCCTTGCGAAAAAAGATGGTTTGATTCCGCCCCCTGGTCAGGTCGCACCGGCAAAAGGAACGCCGGATAACCAGACCAAAGACGGTTCAAAGAAGGGGAACCAGCAGCAAGGTTCCGACACTGAGAACGAAACGCAACAAAACTACTAACCCCTGGAGGTTTTTTCAATGGCAGCGACTGAAGATAAGGCCATCAAAAAGGAACTCGGTCTACAGAATGAGCTCCCCGTAAAGGCCAGCACCAAAATTTATCAAGGCAGCGCAGTGGGGCTGTCGTCAGGATATGCCCGTCCGCTGGTTGCGGGTGACCTGTTTGTCGGCTTTGCTGAGAAGCAAGCTGACAACTCAGCAGGCGCGAACGGCGCCATCAACGTGAAACTGTTTGACGAAGGCAAGGTCGAAAAGACCATCACGAGCGTCGCGGTCACCGACCAAGGTGCTCCCGTGTTTGCCTCTGACAGTGACACCTACACCCTGACTGCGGGCAGCAATTCGCTTGTGGGCGTGGTGCAGCGCGTGAGCGGTACGGACTTGGCTGTGATCAAGTTCAAGGCGCTCACTGATCACATGGCCTACGCCTTCGGAAGTTAAACCGCATCAATGAACGAGTTTGGCCGTTCTCCGCAAAAACGGCCAGTTTGATATCCCGGAGGCGACAGCATGAGGGTGACCGATATTCTATCCAGCCCGTGGCCGATCAGGTCACAGAACTATCTGGAGATCTGCAATATCTACCTTCAGCACTGCCACGGGGAGAAGGCCGACATCGCTGCAATTGAGGCGCGCCTCGGCAAGCCTTTGGACAATAAACCGCCCGTGTACACGGTCAAGAATGGCGTGGCGATCCTTCCCGTCGAAGGAATCATCGAGCAGCGCATGAGCATGTTTGAAAGCCTGTCGGGCGCCGTGAGCACAGAAAGAATATCCGCAATGCTGGCGAACGCCCTGGGCAATCCTCAGGCTCACAGCATCGTGCTTGCTATTGACAGCCCTGGCGGTCAGGTTTCAGGAGTGCAACTGTTGGCGCGGGAGATTTTTGACGCTCGTTCAAAGAAACCGATTGTTGCGGTCACCGATAGCATGATGGCCAGCGCGGCCTATTGGATAGGCTCGGCGGCGTCAAAGGTGTACATCACCGATGATACGGTCTTGACCGGCAGCATCGGCGTGGTTGCAACCCATGAGGATTTCAGCAAGTACCTGGAGATGCGCGGTATCAAGGTCACAGAGATCACTGCTGGCAAATACAAGCGCATCGCCTCGCAATACGAACCGCTGAGCACAGAGGGGCGTCAGTCAATCCAGGAGATGATTGATTACGTTTACTCGGTTTTCGTCAACAGCGTCGCGGACTATCGAGGCGTCAGTTCTGACCAGGTGCTGGAAAAAATGGCAGATGGCCGTGAGTTCACGGGCAAGCAAGCTATTAACGCTGGCCTGGTGGATGGAGAGCTAACACTCGACGCCGTCATTAAGCAACTTAATGATGAATATCAGGCCACGAGTCAACAAGGCGGGCGACCGTCAATCTCAGCAACAAGGAGCAAAACAATGGCAGACGACAAAACCCTGTCGGAGACGGAAGCTCAAGACCGGGCAACGAAGGCAACGACCGACGAGCGCGCGCGTGTCCTGGGCATCCAGGCGCTCTCTCTCCCAGGTCATGAAAAGTTGGTGGAGGCTTGCATCGTCGATGGTTCCAGCATCGAGGCGGCTGGTCTGAAGATCCTTCAGGCCGAGAAAACAAAAAAAGCACAGGTCGCGGCGGATATAAAGGCCGACGCCCCGAAGCCGGCAGCTGCAGCTGAAGCCCCGAACGATGACGCGGAAAAGACGCGCAAGGCGGCAGAGGCGGCGGCGGATGCAAAGCTGACCGTCGAGGACCGCTGCAAAAAGGAATGGGCAGCGGATGACCGGCTTCACAAAGAGTTCCTGACCCTTGAAGGCTATGTTTCTTTCTGCAAGGCGAAGGCGTCCGGCAAAGTTTCAATTTTCCAGCACAAAGCCAGCTAGATTTTCTTCGATAAGAACCGGCAGGACCGAGCGCGTAACCCGCGCACGGATTTCAAAACAAGGAGCACGATATGGGGTTAGGCGATCTAGGGAGCCGGGCAATCATCGGAGAATATTACGCTCGGCTTGAGCAGGATCTCGGCAACACGTGGCAAGCTGCCGTGTCCAATTATTTCACCAGCAGCCAGGAATCTGAGACCTACAAATGGCTTGGGCAGGTTCCGGGAATGCGCGAGTGGATCGGCGGGCGGCAAGCGAAAGGGCTGCGCGTTGACGGTGTGACCATCAAGAATGTTCTGTATGAAGCGACCCTGGAGATCGATATCGACGATCTGCGGCGCGACAAGACAGGACAAATCCTGGTCCGCATCGGTGAGCTTGCACAGCGCACCAATGCTCATTGGGCGAAGCTGTTGAGCGCTCTTATCAACGGCGGACCTTCCACGGTCTGCTATGACGGGCAATTCTTTTTTGACACCGATCACGTCACGGGTGACTCAGGCTCTCAGTCTAACGATGTGAGCTTCGATGCCGCGACAGCTTCGGCGCCAACCGCAGGGGAATTCGAGAGCGCTATTCTCTCGTCTGTCGAGGCCATGTACGGTTTCCTGGATGACCAGGGCGAACCCATCAACGAAAACGCGCGTAAGTTTTTGGTGATGGTGAAACCTTCTCACCTGAAGGCTGCTGCAGCGGCTCTCAATAATCCCATCATCATTGACGGCTCGACCTCGCGCACGAACACGCTGACTACCCTGGGTGGCTGGCAGTTTGAGCTTGCTGTCAATGCACGCATGAGCATCTCCAATGCGTTCGCCACATTCCGCACGGACGGAGATGTGCAGTCGCTGATTCGTCAGGAAGAGGAAGGCGTCAAGGTCGCGGCAATCGCTGAGGGTTCCGAGCTTGAATTCAAAGAGCGGAAACACCACTACGGCGTGAGCGCAATTCGTAACGTGGGTTACGGATTGTGGCAGCGCTCGGTTCTCACGACCTTCACATAGAAAGCTGAGGGAGGTAGTAACCCATTAGCGCGCGTCTTAAACGGGCGCGCGCTTTGGTCATTCAAAAAAACGGGGAGATTCCCATGAGAGTAAAAGTTAAGCAAGGCGGCGGTCCTTACGTCGTCATCAAAGGCACAGCCCTGGCCGATCTTTCACCGGACCAGATCAGGCGTCGCGCGGGTGTCATGCAGCAAAAAGGGAAGTCTGGGGTTTACGTGGCAACCGCTCAAACCATGTTCAAAGAGGGGGAGGAATTCACGCTGCAAGGCGCCGATAAACTCGGTAAGTATTCCTCACAATTTCTTGAGAACCTCGACGCCTCAAAGAAGGAAGGTGCTGCCCCTAAACCGGCAGCGTCATCCCAGGGCGACACGGCCAAAAAAGGCAAGACGGGTAAGGCTCATTAACAATGACCTTCTACGGCGACGCTGACCTTCTCGCGGCTTTTCGTGAATCTGGGGTGACGATTGTTATCGAAACCTCAGACCCGATTCCCTGCGAGTTCGGTCAGCGCGACGCGGAAGATAACTACCAGGGGCAAGGCGGGCGCATAGACGAATACAGCACGGTCCTAATGCGGACGACCGATTACCTGGCGGCGAACGGCGCGCAAGATTCCGCCGTCACCGTGGCCGACACCGCGACCTTATTCACCGGCACAATTTTACAAGCACGCAAGCTGCAGGATGGCGCCGTGACCCGGCTCTTACTCAAAAAATGACTGTCGTGGATGCAGTGACGGAGATCCTGAAACAAGCGTTACAGAGCCAGGGCGTGGCCGTTTATGACACAGGCGCCACGGTTCCTGACAACGTGGCTGAGTATTTCCGGCTGGCAATTCGGAGCGAACGCGTCGACAACGGCAACCTCAGCAAGAGTGGCGCCTTCCCGATTGACGACCGGCGCCTGACAGTGCTCTTGAGCTCGTGTGTAATCGGCACAAAGTCACAGGCAGAAGATCTTCGCAATCTCGGCGTCCAGGCGGTCGGCCAGATCGCGCGAATACTTTTCAAAGGGCTCGTCTCGGAGTTCCCCACAGAGATCGACACCGAATGGGAATACAGCGGCAAGGTTGATCAATCAAAAATTTGCGCTCACACCGACTGGTCGTTTCGCTATCAGACGCCCAGGGGAACATTGCAGAGTTCTTTAACTGCAATCCGTCTTTTCATAGACGGGGGTACATTTTAAATGGCAGACTTTAGGCTTCTTGCAAATATTCTCGTGAAACGCGGTCTCGAGGCCAACCTTCCGACAGTCCTTCCCGGAGAGCTTGCCTTAGCAACCGACAGCCACAAACTATTCGTCGGTGACGATGATGGCGACCCGGTTCAAGTAGTGACCACAGCCGTCACAGCCCTGGCTGACCTAACAGATGTGCTGCTCAGTTCTCCTGGCGCTGCACAAGCCCTCGTTTACAACGGAACTACGTGGGCAAACCGCGCCCTCGTGATCTCCGATATTGCGGCATTGCAGACCGCCCTGAACAATCTTGCTGACGATATATCCGCCGAGGCGAGTGCCAGGGCTGGAGCAGACGCGATTCTGGCGACGGCAATTTCAGGAAAGCAAGCGGCCCTGGGGTTCACGGCTGAGGATGTGGCGAACAAAGACACCGACTCAGCCTTTACGGCCAATAGCGATACGAAATACCCTTCACAGAAAGCGGTTAACACGGCGCTGGCCACGAAACAAAACTCTTTGGGATTCACAGCTGAGGATGTGGCGAACAAAGACACTGATGTGTTACTGGCGGCAAATAGTGACACTAAGTACACGTCCCAAAAGGCCGTGAAAGCCTACATCGATGCGCAGATCCTGGCTCACTTTCAAGCTCTGGCTAACGGCGGAACTGGCGTGGACCTATCAGCATCTGGTGGCCTTACAAAATTACTGGCGCAAGATGCGGCGCACGTCATATCAGCGCGGGACTTAGTAGGCGCGGACCTGCCTAACCCATCGTCATCCACAAAAGGCGGCGTGATGTCCAGCGCCTCTGCGGCTCACCAATTTTTGACTCAGATTGGTACGGACGGATCGGTCTCAAAGGCTCAACCCAATTTTGCGGACTTAACTAACAAAGCCACCCCCGCGCAAGCAGGAGCAAATCAATCCGTGGCTGGGGTTAGTGGGCTTTTGTTGCCATTGGATATATGGCTTGCTGAGTCAAGCTATCCAACCTCCAACTTAGCCGCGAACGCTCTGTGGTTCGTGGAGATTGAAATCAATAGGTATATCTCAGTCACCGGAGCCAACGTCGACTTAAACATCAACACGGGGGACGCGGCCAACGGCAAGAAGATGTATCTAGGTCTTTACGATTCGAGTGGTAACTTGGCGCTTGAGGTAGTGTTCACGTTCGGTACCGGCCTGGCAGTCGTCGCCGGAGTTCTCACTACAAACCCATCATTGATAGTTCCAGGCCCGTATACGATGGCCTTTGGGTTTGACATATCATCCTCGTCCGTTTTTGTGGCGGGCACAGCGCTGGGAAACGTGATACGGATAATACGCGGCACTACGCGGTGTTTGTCTTTCAAGTCATCGCAAATCTCGGGAGGGCATATTCCCTCAACGTTACCGGGGTCAAGATCGGACGGCGGGTCGGGAAGCTATCCAATCCCGCTTGTGTACTTGACCGCGTAAGGAATCTAGAAGGGCCACGTGTCACCGCACGTGGTAACTAGAGAAGGGGAACGGCTGTAGGAAACTGGAAAGGTCGCCTGTTGATCGGCAGATTAGCAGTCTACGACGATGCACTCAAAGACCTACAGCCCTAACCTGAGCATAAAAAGAAAAGGTGATTCTAATGACGGGGAAAACTAGCATCATCGCAGGGGCGGTCCTATTGATCGTTGGCTGCGGCCTCGGCGCCGTGATCGGTCACTATGACGGCAAGCTCGAGGCGGCGGACGAATTTAAAAAAACGGCCGTCGCGCAGATGGAAGATGCTCAGAAACGCATTGACGCGCGAGATGCTGCTCTCGAAAAGCAATCCCAGATATTGGACCAACAAAAACAAACTCTGAAAACAATGGCTGACGCCGTAAAGGCGATCAACCAGGTTGTGCCTGGCACCGAGGGTCAAATCAAAACGGTCACCGCGGACCAGCTGCCTGAGGATCTCCGCAAGACTCTCCCGAGCGCGCCCTCGTTCTCGATCACGCCTGAGTCGACGGCAATTCTCATGGGCAAGCGGTTACTGCAATGTGAGCAAGATCAGCTTACGCTCGGCGCCTGCCGGGCTGACCTCACTGACACCCAGGGGCAATATAAGCTGGCGAAGGAGAGCGCGGACAAGTGGGAGACAGCGGCAAAAGGTGGAACGAAATGGACCCGCGCGAAAAAAGGACTTTTCTATGCGGGCGCGGCAGGCGGCGGCGCGGCAATCGGAGCGGCTAAAGGCCCTGAGGGCGCGGCAATCGGAGCGGCTGGCGGCGCGCTGCTCTATGCGATTTTTGGGAAGTAGAAATCCCCGCGTGAGCGGAACATGGAGGAAACAAAAAAATGAGTACCCCTGATTCAAGGAATCTCCTACTAGGCGCGGGCGCAGTGTTTTTCTCGCGTTTTGCTGCGGACGGTTCTTTCAACAATCAATGGCGGCATCTCGGCAACGTTGACAAAGTGGACCTCACGCCGGCTGCTGACACAAAAGACAAAACCAGTTCTATGACCGGGCTGCGCGCGCTGCTGGCGTCAACTGTCGTTGGACTCAACCTCGAGGTCAGCTTAGAGCTTACCGAGTTCGATCCCGAGAACCTGGCGCTGGCTCTGCTAGGTGACGCCTCAACGCTCACACAGAGCGATATCTCGCGCGACGGCGCCAGTCTGAACGGCGGCGTGGCGATCTCATTTGGCGTGTGGTATCCACTATTCGCGACTGATGGAGATGAAGATCCTGCCATCAACCCCTTCGTGCTCAGAGTGTCAGACGGTTCGACGACAAGCAGCCTGGAAGGTACGGACTATGAGGTCAACCGGGCGGCAGGCTTAATCCGCATTCTCGAAAGCGGCGCCCTGACAGAAGCAATATCGACCTGGCGCGGTTCGATCCCAGGCTATGACTCAGCTGACGGCCTGAAAAAAGTGAGCATGTTGTCCAACGGAAAAATCCTGGGGCGTGTGAGGTTCATCTCTGCCGATGATCTCTTGCAAGGACCCAAAGACAACTATGTTTTCTACAAGTGCCAACTCACACCCGATGGGGCCATCGGCCTGATTTCTGACGATTACGCGGCGTTCACCCTGAAGTGCAAGATTCTTCAAGACACGGCGCGCGTCGCTGGCGATCAGTACGGTCGCATGGATGAGCGGCCCGACGACGAATCAGGTTCATAAGGGCGGTTAACTCTCCGATTCCCGCTTTTGTGATGATAGGGCGTCTCGTGCTCACCCGCGCGACGCCCTTGAATTTCAATTTTATTCTTTGGAGAATTCTATGACGCCCACAGATGTAATACCCATTCAGTTCACTCTCGCTGGCAGAAAGTTCCGTTCATGCGTGGCCACGATGGTCAAACAGGATCACCGGCTGCAATCGCTTCTCTATCAACTCGGCATCGCTGGCCTGGTTAGCGACATCCAGGGCGAAACCGCTGATGAGTTCTCTCAGCGCCTTTATAGCCGCATGGTGGCTGCGGGAAGGTTTGGCGATATGCTCGGCGTTTGTATTGTTCCGGATGAATTGCGAGACAGTGACTGGACGCCTGACGTGTGCGATACGACCGCAGAGTTCATCATGAAATTGACGGACCAGACCGATAAGGAAAAGGTCCAGCAGCTGGCCGAGGGCATCCTTCTCAGTTTTTTGCAGGCCGCGAGCGAGTTCTCCAAGCGTTCCCAAATCTTGTCAGTAAGCCAACGCCTGAACGGCCAGGCGCCCGCGCGCGGCGGAAACGAAAACCAACGACGCTGGACCGATGCGTCACGCTCCCAGGATTCCGGAGCTTTGGATTTTGGGACAGCGTCGTCAGGACGCTCTCCGGGCAAGACCCTCTCCGGTTTGAGAAAGTTCTTGACCTCACTCTCGCGGAAGCGCTCTGGGCTTACCACGAAGTAAAGCGGCGCGAGGCGCAGGAGGAATGGCGATTTCAGATAGTGGTGTGGGCAGCTAAGACGGCATTCGGTGGGAAAGTCAAAGCACCAGAGATGCCCGGAATTCTCAGGAGCGACTGATGGCTGACGTTAGGGTTAGGCTGAGTGCGGAGGGCGTGCAAGATGTCTTAGACGCCTTTAAGAAAATCAGCGCCCAGGGCAAAAAGAGCGCTCTCGATGCGGGCGCGATCGATAAAGCCTTTACCTCAATTGGAAACACCCTGGGCGCCCTCGCGGTCGGCGCTGCTGTGACCGGCCTCGCGGCCCTGGTTGACAAGACCATTGACACGGTCGACGCGCAAACCAAAATGGCGCAGCGCATCGGGATTAGCACCCAGCAGCTGCAGGTTTATGAGCTTGCGGCCCGCAAGGCTCACGTCAGCACGGAGGCCATGAACACCGGACTGCAGCGGTCCGCGAAGTTCTTCACAGAACTTCAAGAGGGAAGCCAGCAAGCAAAAGACACCATCACCGGCCTGTTTGGAAACCCCAACGCGCTCTCCGGACTGACTGACACTCAGAAACTGCAGGCGGTCATTGACAAGCTCGCCGGATTACCCCCGTCTTTCAACAAGGCTGCCCTGGCACAGAGGATTTTTGGTCGCGGGGGCTCTGAGCTCATTCCTATCCTAGATTCGATCTCCAGCGACAAGCTGCCCGCCCTGACGGCGCAAGCAAAAGAACTAGGCCTGGTGTTGGGTGTGGAGGACGTCGAGGCGTTTAAAGCGGCGAACGACGCGCTGGATGACCTGAAAGCTACCTCAACCGCCCTGACTACCCAATTCACAGCCGGGCTGGTCCCTGCGGTTGCGCAGACCGCCCGGATTATTGCGAACATCATCACCAGCAGCGACGGCGGCGCCAAACAACTCGGTGAGGATCTCGGGGTGTTCTTAACCGCCTTTACCATTGGCCTCGTCAAAGTGTTCAACGCCGTGGATGGCTTTGTAGCAGCGATCTCAGCTGGGTTGACCGGGCTTTTTGTGCTCATCTCAACCCGCGACGCGGCCCAAGCCAAAGCAGCCTTAATCCGTGTTTTTAAAGAGCAAGAGGAGGCAGCGAAGGCCCGGCTGGCGGCGATTGAATCAGCCCTGGCGCCCAAAGGTCAGCCTGACCCTGCGGCAGCGACCGGCACGGCGAACATCACCAACAGCGCTGCCACGAAGGATGCCCTGAACGCGCAGCTGGCGGCAATCAATAACGCCCGCAAGATTCGGCAGGCCGCGCTCTCTCAACAGGAAGCGGATGACCAGAAAGCCTATGCCCAAGGATTGAAGAGCTTGCAGCGGTATTACGAGGACCGCACTAACATAATTTTGAATCAGTCTCAAGCCGAGATCGATGCTACGGACCAGGCCATAGAGGTCCTGAAAAGGGCGCCTCTCGGCGCGGGGGAGACGCAAGCAGCGCGGCAAAAAGCCATCGACGACGAACACGCAAAAGCAACCCTGGCCGAGATCGATGGCCAAAAACAACTCAGCAAGCTGGCTGCTGACCAGGCGGCGGATGAAACCGCGCTCTCGCAAAAACTCTTAGACTTCGAATCGAAGCTGGGCGCCCTTCAAGGCGACCGCCATGAAAAGGAACTGGCGGCGCTGCAGAAAGAAGCCAATCAGTTCTCCATCCTGCTCAAGCAGGCGGGCGCACCCGACCAGCAAGAGCAGGTCGACAATTTCTTGAACGTCGGCAAAGCAAAGATACAGTTTGACGATCTCAAACAAGCGGGCGACGTGGCTTTGAATGACATCGCTGCAAAGCAAGCTGATCTGTCGAACCAGGTGGCAAACGGTACCCTTTTCCAGAGCCAGGCCGATCAGCAGCTGCTCAACTTCGAAAGACAGCGGCTCTTTACCCTTACAGAGATTGCCAACCAGGCGACGGTTGCGGCCCAGGCCAGCGGAGATCCTGAAAGAATCGAAAACGCGCGCCGTCTCGCTCAGGAGGTCAGTAACCTTGCCACGGCCACCAATCGGGCTGCACAGTCGACTGCAGCGCTCAAAACGGGCATAGAAAACGCGGTTGGATCCAGCTTGCAACAATTCCTCGCCCAGGGCATTACTCAGGCCGACAGCCTGGGCGACGCATTCCGCGGATTGGCTTTAAGCGTCCTGCAATCGATGCAGCAGGTCATCGCCTCACTGATCGCGGCACAAATTCAAGCCAAGCTCTTTGGAGATCTCCTCGACAAGCACAAAGAGGGCGGAGGCGGCGGTGGGGGAGGCGGGTTCTTTGGCTTTCTTGGTGGGTTGTTCGGAATTGGCGGCAAAGCTGAGGGCGGGCTGGTCACCGGCCCTGGAACCGCAACCAGCGACAGCATCCCTACCCGCTTGTCGAATAGGGAATTTGTGGTCAAGGCGGCGGCTGTAAAACAGCCTGGCATCCTGCCCATGCTCGAGGCAATTAACAACCTGGGCGCCCGCGTAATGCAAAGCCCCAAGGGTTACTTTGCATCGGGCGGGGTTGTGACAGGGAAAGACACGACCGCGAGTGCCAACAACCTAAGCGAGAGCGGCGCCTTCATCCAGTTAGGTCTTGACCCGGCTCTCGTAGTTGAAAAGTTTAAAGGCTCTCCCAGCTTCGCGCGCCTGGTCATTACAACCGCGAACGATCACCGCAAGGCGATGAACGGAGCGCTCGGTAAATGACCGTGAACATTGAGGACCTGACGCCGTTCGATATTCCGCCCGATTGGACCAACGGCATTCCTGAGACGCGCTCCTGGCTCACAAATGTCCTGCAGGGGTATGACAACTCAGAACAACGCATTCAACTGCGGCGGCGTGAGCGGGCGGTCATAACCTTTGACATGATGACGGTTGAGATAGAGGAATTTGAGTACCTCAGAAACCTCCTGTGGGTCACACAAGCGAATTATTACGCCGTTCCTTTATGGATGGATGGAGTCCGTCTCGAATCTGTGATTACCCCAGGCGACACGGCAATCACTGTTGATACCTCTTTTGCGCGCTTTGCCGATCTCGAAGGCATCATGATTACCAGGGGCGTGAGAGAAACGGAACTGCGGCGCATTCATGACGTCGGTGATGGAGTGTTAAATCTTTCCTCGCCGGTCGAAGGTTCATTTGACCCGGCTGACGGTGAAACCTGGGTCATCCCTTTTCTGATCGGGCGCCTGACTGACAAGGTCGACCATGCCATAACGGCCAGCAGAGTACAGAGCGGCAAGCTCGATTTTACCTGTGAGTACATCACCCTCCTCGAGGAAGGCAGTTAAAGTGAACACGTACCTTGACATTCCGGTCCTCGAGCTTGAGCCTGACGCGGGTGAGGATAGCCAGGGCGCCTTCGAACGTGCCATGACAACCTTTGACCCGGCAACCGGCCCACGTGATCTCTATGACCGGGCGCTCGTGCCGTTCCCTTCTCAGCCCTCGGTGAAATTCATCTGCGAAGGGCGCGACCAGATAAATGCCTGGTTCGATTTCATGTACACCGTGCTGGGGCGTCTCGGCGTTTTTTGGATGCCAAGCTGGAACAAAGATTTTCAGCCGACCGAGGATGTATCTGAGAGCGATCAGCAACTCACCTGTAAGAACGTGGGGTACACCGATCTGGGCGTATTCGGCAATGGGGCGAGAGACTTCCTGGCCATCATCACGTCAGGTCCCACCTTCCAGTACACGCATATCAGCGACGCGGGGAATCTGGGAGCCGAGGAAGTCATAACCATTGACGACCCGCTCTCGGCCATGGGCAAGGATGATTTTCTCGCTTCATTCTTACGCCTGGTGCGACTGGCTTCAGATGATGTTGAGATGACCTGGACCTCCCCCGACCGTCTTGAGGTCAGCATCGCGGTAGTAGAACTTCCTTTTGAGGTCCCCCCGCTTGGGCTGACGGCAATCCTACCGAGCGCGGCGATCACAGGAACGGCTGCGGCGATAGCTACCCTGTGCGGGATATTCGGATTCAGTCCAAACGCGGGTGACAAGATGATTCTTGTCATCACACAGTTTGCAACGCTCGGCGCAGGCGTCAATTCGGTTACTGACAGCCAGGGGAATATTTGGGAGCAAGTCAACGCCGAGGAAGGTGATGGCTTATATAGTTGGTGGGTTTACGTGTGTAACAACCCGACGCCAGGCGCAACCGTTGTAACTGTGACTATGGATGGTTCTGGAACCGGCTTAGAGACTGCGATGGCAACGCTTATGAGCGTTCCGGGATTGCAAGACAATCCATTTTTTGCTGCGCAAGCCGGGCGAGGTTCAGGCACGGCTCAACCTGATAGCGCCGTGCTGGGCACGAACACAAACAAATCGTTTTGTGTCGGGCATTGCCAATTTAAATCGGTTGTTTCTCCTGTCTTATCGGCTGGTGCGGGGTATACCCAGCAAGGCTCATCGAATTCCGGTCAAGACAATGCAATCGGAGAAAACGCAACCGTTGTGCCGGGCAGCAACCTGAGGGCGACTGTTATAACAGATGGCACCAGTGCGATTAAATGGGTCATGGTAGTTGCGGCTTTCAACGTGGAGGTATGAGTTGAGTTACGACGAGAGAGAAACAGGAATAAACTCCGGTTCTCCGCTGGAGTTTTATGAATTCGCAACGACCGATCAGACCTGGCGGCTAACTAGCGCCGATATCGATTTAACACTGGACGGCGACACTTACACATCTATCGCTCTCTCACGTTCGGAGATTTCAGACGACCAAGAGCAGCGGCGCGGCAAGGTCAACGTGATGATTGATCCCAACCATGAGATCGCCGGGCTATTCGTCGCTTACATGCCATCAACGCCATTGTTTCTGACTATCAGGCGCAATCACGATGGAGAGGCCGACGCGGCAGTAGTGGTGATCTTTAACGGTCGCGTGAACCAAGCTATTTTTGGAGATCCTCTAACCCTGCTCTGTGTCCCTGATACCGACGATCTCAAAAAGCAGATCCCAGCGGGAACCTTTCAGACGCAGTGCAATCACATTCTCTATGACAAGGGATGCAAAATTGATCCAGAGGATTTCAAGCGCTCTGCGACCATCCTGACAGTTTCCGCTGACGGGCTTACTCTCACTGCCGATGCCTTCGGAGATGAAACGGCGAACTGGTTTCAGAACGGCTACATCCAGAAGGGTTTGCAGCGGCGAATGATCTTGACGCACAGCGGCGACACGGTCACGCTCATTGCCCCATTGAACGGTTTGCAAGCGGGCGACGCCATCTTTGCCTTCGCTGGATGCGACCGCGACTTTAACGGCGATTGTGTGAATAAGTTCGACAATGCGACCAACTATCAAGGCTTTAAGTGGGTCCCTAATCGGAACCCATTTAGCAGTTCTATCTCACAGGCGGCGAGTTAAATGCCATTCTGGTTACTTGCTCTGCTCTATATCGCGACAACGGCTCTCAGCGCCTTGCTGGCGAAACGTCCGCAAGGACCAAAGCCAAGTTCTCTCGGAGATTTCAACGCACCTACGGCGACAGAGGACCGCCCTATTCCGATACCGTTTGGGACGGTTCTTCTCTCCGGTCCGAACGTAGTCTGGTATGGGAGCCTCAGCAGCACTAAGGTGAAAAAATCTGCCGGCCTGTTCGGCTTCGGAGCCTCGGTCATTGTTGGCTATCGATACTTCATGTTCATGTGGATGGCGCTCTGTTACGGCCCTATCGACGCGCTCATCGATATTCAGATTGGCGAAAAGAGCCTGAGGGCATTCCCAGGGAACAATTACAAAGGGCAAGTATTCACAACCATTGCCCCGAGCCTGCCTGCGGCAAATCCAGGCGGTCATACGAAAACGACCTTCGCTATCGATTTCCGCATGATGTTTGGCGGCGAGTTTGAAGAGGGAGGCATCGTCGGAACTGCGGATTACTACTTCGGCGGTGATGACCAGGAAAGCAATTCAGCGATAGCTTCAAAATTAGGATTGTCTGAGGCACCTTCTTACAATGGTCTATCTCATATCGTGCTGCGCGGATTCAACGGCAAAGGGACTTACTTTGGAACCTCTAACTACATAAAGCCTTGGGCGTTCATGGTGAGGCGCACGACGCCAAAGGTTTTGATCCCTGACTTAGATACCGCGAAGTACAACATTAGCGGCGACATGAACCCGGCTGCAATCATTTTTGAGTGCTTGACAAACGAAAAATGGGGGTTGGCGCGCCCGCTCTCACGCATGGGCGAATCGTGGAAACTGGTTGCAGAGGCTTTATTTGAGGAGGGCTTTGGGCTGAGCTTCCTGCAAGACACGGCTGGCGATGTCGATGCTTTTATCATGGAAATACAGAGACATATCGACGCGGTGGTCTACACTGATCCGCTCACCGGGCTTTGGGAAATCAAATTGGCGCGTGGCGATTACGACCCGGATGCGCTCATAGAGATCACTGAATCAGACCTGATCGGCGCGCCTGAGGGAGGACGCCCGTCCTGGCCTGAGACGATCAACGAAATGAAGATTCAGTATGTCGAGCGTAAGCGCTTTTTGAATCCCTGCGGAGGCCCAAGTGATTGATGTTATCGTGGCAACCTACAACCGCCCCGAGAAGTTACAACGCTGCATATCGTCTCTTGAGGGCGCTGATAAGGTCATCATAGTAGATGACGGAAGCGACGCTCCGGTCTATGGACTCGGAGACAAGATCATTCCTCTCGATCACTGTGGGCTTAATGGCAAAGTCAAGGATGCCGGTATAAAAGCCTCAAAAAACAAATGGGTATGCTGCGTCGACGATGATGATTGGCTTGAACCCAACGCCCTGGGAAAATGCGCATCCTTCCTTCAAGCTCATCCTCGGGCGCGGGCAATGTACACCAGCAACATTCAACATTTTGAGGGCACGATCTCAAGGCGCAATCCCAACCGCGCGCGCGCTACAACCGGCCCGTGGGAGATGACGCCCCTGGTAGTGATACAGCGGGAGGCTTATGAGGAGATTGGTGGGTATGATCTGACGAAGGAGTACGGCGTCAGCCTGGAATTTTATTCCCGTGTCTGGAAGCTCAATCCCTTTTATTTTAGCGAATGTCTTTACCACCAGGACCTCTCCGGGAAAGACCGGATAGGATCTCGCTTCGGCGCGCAGGTCGCGGAGGTCAGGCGTGACTTATTTCAAAGATAGGATTGCCCAGGCCCAGGAGGCAGCGAACTTCGCGGCGCAAGGCATACGCCATGCGGTGACCTCGGACTTTCGCGGCATCTCAAGCCCTGATCTGGCGCAATTAGTGGCGGCGCGGGAACTCAAGGTGAATTCGTACCCTATCGCCAGGTTCCACTTGAAAATGAAACGCATCGGGTATCAGTTCAAGCTCGGCGGCGTGTTCGCTCTCACCTTCAAGCCGGATGAGAGGCGGGGTTTCACGCGCATGGCGGTCCGCGTCACAAATATAAATTACGGGAATCTGACAGACGGCGTCGTAGAAATGGATGTGGTCGAGGATATCTTTGCGGTCGCGGCAACCGGATACGCCTCTCCTCAAGACACGGGATGGGAAGAACCGGCGCAGGACCCCAACGTTCCTGCGGCTCAGATGGCAATCGAGGCGCCCTACTTTCTTATCAACTCCGAGGAGAGACGCATCCTGGTCGGCATCGTCAGGGGCGACAATGTGTCGATAGGCTTTCAAGCGTTTGCTGACGAGACCAACAGCGATACGCCTTCGTTTTACAATGAGTTCGATGGATTCATGCCGGGCGCTCTTCTGAACGCAGATTACACGCGCAAGAGCGACGCCCTAGATGCCACCGGCTTTGTATTAAAAACGGATCACGATTTAGCTTTTGTCGAGAGCGTGGATGATGCCGCAATGCGGCGCGGCGACGGCCTCGGCCTATTCGTCACCACGGGCGAATTCTTTGGCTGGACAACCATCCTCGACAATGGCGACGGCACCTTCAACCTGTCAGGCATTCTACGCGGCGCCCTGGATACCATCCCGGTCGATCATCTGGAAAACGAACCCGTGATACTTTTCCAGCCCGGCACGTTCTCAAGCCTGAGGGACAAGCCTTACACGGTCGACCTCGGCCCGGTTGAAGTGTGGCTGGTTCCCCGTTCTCAGTCAGGAGTACTAACGCCTGACGATGTAACGCCGGTCCTGGTAACAACCTCATCGCGAGCGCAGGATCCATATCCACCGGGCAACGTGCGCGTAAATGCCATGCCATGGCCCGCAAGCACGGTCGGGACGGCGAATCTCACCTTGGCTCACCGTCACCGGCTCACCGATCTTGACCTGGTGCAGCAGGATGCTGGCGATACGACGGCCACGCCTGAGGGCGATTACAGCGTTCACGTTCTCATTGACAGCGTCGACGTGCGCGATCTCTCAAGCGGTCATGACACCAGCTACGATTACACAACGCTCGACCGCGTGGCGGATGGCGACGGGGACGGCAGGAAAACAGTTCAATTTCAGATCACGCCCACAAACGGCGCCCTCGAGGGAACGGTCAGGCTGACAGATGCCTTTCAGATGACCGGCCTGGGTATGTGTTTGGGCGATTTCTTAGGAGGAAAGAATGGCTGACGATGCAAGCGTAACGCTTCACCCGCGCACCGGGCTGATTCAGTACGGCGACCTCGGCGCCTACCACGGCAATTCCAGGCGGAAAATGGACCGCTGGATAAGCGTCCTCTCAGGTGGGTGCATTGACGTTAAGAGCCTTGCCGTAAGCGCGCCTCCTGGCTCACCAGCCGACGGCGACGGCTATATTGTCCTGGCGACCGGCTCGGGGGCTTGGACCGGCCATGACGCGGCCCTGGCGGTCTGGTTCGCTGATTCTCCTGGCGTCGACAACAATACGAAAACCGCGAAGTGGGAATTCATGACCCCATGGAAGGGCATGATGGTCTACAACGAAGCGGATGACAAAATCTATGTTTGGGCTGGCGCGGCCTGGGATTTATTGCTCTCTCACGTTGGACCGTAAAAAAATGGCGTCAGAGATCACAACCGAAGCTCAATGGGAGCTCATCCTTTTGACAGAGGATCTCCGAACCCTCAAGAGCCAAGCCTTGCTTTTTATTACGATCTCGTACGGCGGTCGTGTAATCTCTCAGGGCTTGTCCATCATCGAGGTCGACGACAATGAGAGCCCTGAATCCTGCTGAGATTGCGGTCAAAGGCGCAACGACGCGGCTTGCTTTATATTTTCAGCTTCACGACCGGAAGAAATTTACCGGCTCGGAAGTGGCGCAGATCCTTTTGCAATCCTGGCAAGGCTATGAAATCGCCCAGGATACAGAAGTCGGCGCTGCAATGCGTGAGTTCATGGAGCAATATGAAACTCCTGGTGGCCGTCTTAACCTGCCAGCAAAATCTGGCGCGCGCGAACGCTCAAAGACTGACCTGGGCAAAAAACCCGGCCTGTGATGTCCGATTCTTTCTGGGCGCACGCGGTCTTGACCGTGAGCCCGGCCCGGACGAGGTATTTCTCGACGTCGATGACACCTACGAAGCTCTGCCGCTGAAACTCAAGCTGGCGCTGTCCTGGTCTCACGCTCACGGGTACACCCACACAGCCAAAACGGACGATGATGTCTTCCTGGCAACCGACCGGCTGATTAAGTCCGGCTGTGACGCTTTTGACTATTGGGGCAGAGTGAGAGGCGCAAGCGGTGGCTACATGGCGCCCTATTGCTCAGGATTCCTCTACGTGCTCAGCGCGAAGGCTGCTGTAGTCATCATGAACGCGACTCACAATGGGGACCTGGCCGAGGATCGATTCGTGGGT